TGAGGGCTGAGCGATGGAGACAGAACGAGACGCATTGCAGCATTGGCTGGACGATCATCAGGGCGAGCAAATGGACGCCAAGTTGGCGGCGAAATGCCCAGCCTGTGAGGGCTGGTATCCGATCGTGGACGACTACCTGATTCTGAGCGGCGACATGGCCGAGGCCAACGACACGCGATATACGCTGGTCAGCGATCAGTTAGGGTGCGTCCAGCTGCGAGCCAATCGGAGGTACCTGTTGATGGCGCGATACGTCAGCAAGGACGTTCCGTTGCGGCTGTATCCAGACCTGCCTGATGCGTGTATAGCTGCAATGGGCCTGCACGGCGACTACTCCGAGATGCAGAGACAATTCCCGGAGGTGGTATCGTGGCAGGACCGAGCGGATTTTTGCGGATTTGAGGTGTTGCTGGTGCGTGAGGACGGCACAGTCGGGCTGCCAGTCGAGACGTTTGACCGCGAGCCGGACGCGATTTGAGGAGACGTAAATCATGCAGGACATCATCGCAGCCGCATTGGCGGCAGTTCTGGCGATCGTGGTGGCGTTTCAGATTGGAGGGGATCAATGACGAACGCTGAGAAGTGGCAGGCGTTGTGGAACCATGACGTGCAATTCGGATTTGCGGTCGGGTGTTTTGCAGGCGTGGCGGGGCTGATTCTGATCATGTTCGGGCTGGACGTATTCGCGCGGCTGGTGGTCGGTGGTCGACCAAAGCAGAACGTGCGACGGGTGCGAGGCGATAACGGAGGGCGGGGGCTGTGAGTGTACAAGCATGTGAGGGAGTGTGGCGTCAGAAATGCGGTCGATACGTGGCGGTCATACCCTGCGAGCCACGCGAGGGCGGGCAGCGATGGACTGACGGCGTGCTGTACTATGCAGACGACGGTACAGTCACATTCCTTGAGGGCGGTTGTGCTGTGGATCTGGTGGAGTACATCGGGCCGTTTCCGCAGCAGGACCAGACAGCCGAAATCGATCGATTGAAGGCAGAATGGCGAAGCGAGTTCACCGCAGCGCAGCAGCTGCGATCTGAGGTCGCACAACTGGAGCGACTGCTGGACGAAGCACGCGAGAAACTGCGGTATCAAGAGGCAGCCGCCATCGCCTTCGACCACCATTGCGAGGGCATGAAAGCGGCGTTTTTGGCGACGATCAAGACATTCGTGGAGGCGCGGTCGTGACACACCCAAACCGCCTGCAAATCCTGCTGCGCCTGCGCCGTCTGGAGTCATTCCTGTGCCATACAAAACGCACGAAGAACGAGTGTATCGAGCGGCTGCAGTACACAGAGCCACGCATGTTTCTGCGGGATCTGCGGGACCTGCAGGCACTCGGCACCGAGATCGTGCGGCAGGGTGAGCCGGGCAAACTGACATCCTACTACTGCCCGCGAGCGCGGGCGATTTTTCGGCATGAGTGACAACAACAACCACCGCAGCACTGCATCAGGTCCGCTGGCGGCTGATCCCCGCTGCGAATGATTCGCCGGTGGTTTTCCTACAACAACAGAAAGGCAAAGGACGTGCCAAAGAAATCAAACAGGCTGAGGCGATTGGGTGAGCGTGTGCTGGTCGATGACGGCGGAGGAATGTGGCAAGCGGGCAAGGTGGCCCGAGTCATCGAGGGTGAGCAGGGCGCAGTGGTGTATGTTGTCGATTTGCGGAATGGCAGTCAGGTCTGGGCACCGGCAGAGGCCGTCAATCCCGATCCGCAGAGAACACGCGGAGCAGACCCGACACCGGAGCAGATCCGGCAGCGGTGTCTGGAGATTCAACGGGAGTGGCCGGAGGAAGTCCGTCGACAGCGAGACATGAGAGAACAGCCGGTATCGTGGAGCGTTCCACGGTCACACTATGTCAGAGACACGCAAACGGGGAGGACGGATTTTGAGCACTGAGCTAAACTTCATCGTGCCGGGAGAGCCAGTGGCACAACCGCGGCACAGAGTCAGGACGATCGGCAAACGCAGCATGCTGTATCTGCCGAGCAAACATCCGGTGCACGGATACAAGGCCGCAATTCGGGCGGCGTTTGTGGCTGTGGCTGGCAAGTGGAAAACAATTGCGGGTCCCGTTCAGCTGTCAGTGTATTGCCGGTTCGAAATGCCGAAGTCGTGGAGCAAGAAAAAACGGTCCGAGTCGCAGGGTATTTTGCACGGGGCGAAACCGGATGCGGACAACGTGCTGAAGGCGGTTGAGGACGCATTGACGGATTGCGGCGTGTGGAACGACGATGCACAGGTGGCACTGGCATTCATCAGCAAACGATGGTCAGAGACACCGCAAACAGAAATCTGGATTCGCGAGTGCGATCCAGACGCATAACCTTTACCAGTGAGGGAATACGAACAATGAAACGCACAAAACCACAGGTCGCAGCACTCCCGCATGACGCACCCGACATCCCGGAGCCGACACCCGAAAACCTGCTGCCGGAAAAGCCGGAGGGTTACAGTCGGTTGGTGATTGGACGCGCGGCAGGCGAATCACTGACGATCGACTTCAACGGGGTTCAGGTGACAATCGCGGTTGTACAAATCAATCCGCAGCGGACGCGACTGGCAATCCTGGCACCACGAGACGCGCACATCCTGCGGTCAGAGTTGAAGGAGGGGGAATATGGTCGGTGACGAAAGAATGGCGGCAAAGCTGCGATGGCTGGAGATTGGGGAGACGTATCGTTTGCCTGCGAGGTATCGGGCGGAAGTTACAGTCCGCAAGATGCTGGCGTCGACAGGATACCGCTGGACCGTGGTTGAGGTGTACACGCCAAAGACAAAGACGACGCAATTCACGGTCACGAGGGCAGAATGAGCGAGAACATCTTTGCCCCGTTTTTCGGGGCCGTCGAGGACGGAGCACGAGAACGCGAAGCGAGGGAATACGGGCGCGACGGACCACACAGCCGATGGGATCCTGGGGAAATGCCGTGGACGATCCCGCGGCGGATTCATCCGGAGTACCGCGAGCGATTGAGTAGTGATCCGATTGATTGGCCGACGGTCGGACAATCAGGTTTGACGAGTGATGAACAGGAGATCCAATAGTGAAGATTACGAGGGGTAAAACGGTGGTGCCGAGACGTGTGATGCTCTACGGCACACATGGCATCGGCAAATCGTCATGGGCCGCGCAGGCACCGGACGTGCTGTTTCTCAATTTGGAGGACGGCTTGAACGACATCGACACGGCAAAGACGCAGCACCTTCGGACGTATGCAGACGTGAAGGGTGCGTTGTCGTGGCTGTTCGCGAATCCGGACCACGGATTTAAGTGGGTGGCGATCGACACACTCGATTGGCTTGAAAGCCTGATTCATGCCGACGTGGCTGAGCGGGCGAACAAAAAGCACATCTCAGAGATCCCGTATGGTGCGGGGTACAAGTCGGCGATGGCGCTGTGGGATTCGTTGCTGGACGGCCTGGACATCATGCGGAGAACGCAGAACGTTGGCGTGATCCTGCTGGCACACACCGCAATCCGTAAGCATCAGGACCCGACAGCGGACAGTTACGACCGCTACCAGCCCGCATTGCACGAGACCGCATCGGCACTGATTCAAGAGTGGTGCGATGAGGTGCTGTTTGCTTCGTACCGCGTTTACACTCGCAAGGAGGATCAGGGCTTTAACAAAGAACGCACCATCGCAAGCGGTGTAAGTGAGCGTTATTTGCGGTGCGTTGAAACTCCGGCAGCACTGGCGAAGAACCGCCTGAACATGCCGGGGGAAATTGAATTCAGTTGGGCGGCGTATGCTCAGCACATTACAGGTGTTTCTTCAGATGCGAAGGGTTGATGAGTCATGGCGAATCTTTCTGATTTGGATATGAACAACGTGCAGGCGGAAACAGTCCGTCAGGCACTTCCAGCGGGTGACTATCCGGCGGTGATTGTTGAGAGTGGAATGAAGGTGCCGAAGTCCGGCGGGGCCGCGATGCTGGAACTGGTCCTGCAGGTGCAGGGACATCCGCAGTTCAGCGGCGCGAAGTTGTGGGACCGGTTGAACATTCGGCACGCGAAGCCGGACGTTGCCAATATCGCGAAACAGAGGCTGAAGGCAATCATGGACGCCGTGGGACTGGCCAGCATTTCCGACAGTCAGCAGTTGCACAATCGGCTGCTGACCGTGACAGTCGCCCAAGGCGAGTACAACGGAAAGCCGACGAACGAGGTCAAGGGCTACAGCCCGAAGCGGTCGAGCGGTCAGCCGCTGCAGCAGACATCCTACGCGGCACCGTCTGCAGGTCCTGCAAATCCGTTCGGCTGATGGTCCTGTGTTGAGGGGTTCCGAGACCCGGCAGCGGTCAACGCTGCCGGGTGTTTTGCGGGAGGGGTGGACGGTGGAAGCGAGATGGTATCAGAGCGAAGCGAATCAGGCCGCATGGCAATTCATTTCAGACGGGCGAGGAAATCCGCTGATCGTGTTGCCGACAGGGGCAGGCAAAAGCATCGTGATTGCGTTGCTGATCCGGCAGGCAGTCGAATGGGGGCAGCGCGTGCTGGTAGTCGCACACCGCAAAGAGTTGCTGCAGCAGAACGCCGACAAGATCCAGCGTCTGACGGGGTTGCGTGTGGGGATCAATTCCGCTGGGCTGAATGAGCGGGACATTGACAGCCCGGTGATTTGTGCGGGGATTCAGAGCGTCTATCGTGACGCTGCGGAGTTCGGCAAACGTGGTCTGGTGGTGATTGACGAAGCGCACCTAATCAGCGACGACGGCGGGAGCATGTACAGGCAGTTTCTCGACGGACTTCAACAGCACAACCGCAGACTGTTTTGCGTGGGGCTGACAGCGACACCGTACCGCACCGGTGAGGGATCGTTGGCAGGTGACGGCAAGCTGTTCAGCGGGATCTGCTATGAGGCCAAAACCGGAACGTTGATTGAAGGCGGGTATCTGAGCAAGTTAACCAACAATCCGGCAGACAGTCAGGCCGATCTGAAGAACGTCAAAGTCAGGGGCGGTGAGTTCGTTGCAGCCGAGATGGAAGCAGCGTTCACGGGTGATAAGATCATTCACGCAGCCGTCTGCGAGCTGACGATTGCCTGCGAGCACCGCAAATCCATTCTGGTGTTCTGCGCTGGTGTCAGTCATGCCGAACAGGTGGTACTCGCTTTGCGGGATCTGACAGGGCAGGAGGTCGGACTGGTCACAGGCGACACGCACGCAATGGAGCGTCAGCGGGTGTTGTCAGACTTCAGATCGGGCAGTCTGAGGTGGTGCGTGAATGTGGACGTGTTGACAACCGGATTCGATGCGCCAGGAATTGACGCCGTGGCTGTCCTGAGGGCCACGATGAGTCCGGGTCTATTCGCGCAGATTGTCGGGCGTGGCCTTCGGATTGCCGAGGGCAAGACGGACTGCCTGATTCTGGATTTCGGGGGCAATCTGCAACGGCACGGGGCACTGGATGCGGACGATTACGGCATCAGCAAGCCGAGGAATTCCGACGGATCTGAGGCACCGTCGAAGGTCTGCCCGAAGTGCAAACAGGAGGTCCATTTGTCCGCCGTCAAGTGCAGTGAATGCGGACACATATTTGTCCGGCAGATGGATCAGACACCGCGGCACGGTGACGAAATCGACACGACTTCATCTATCGTGGGAGCACCGGAGCCGCAATGGTACGACGTTCAAGAGGTCAATTGGCATCTGCACGCGAAGAAGTCCACACCGGGCAAGCCGCCTACGCTGTGCGTGTCGTACTACGTCAGCGA